TCTAAGAAACAGGCGGAGAAGTATGGACGACGAGACCCTAACTTTGACTTCGGCACTAACCCTTGTTCAGAGATTATCCTCCGCCCGTATCAATTCTGTTAAGTAAGTAGCAGAAGTAAAACAAGGTGAATTGCTGGGAAGCCTAAGTGCAAACATAAGGTAATCAGCAGCCAAGCCCGTCAGGGATGACGTGGAAGGTTCAACGACTAGGACGAGAGACTAGAACAGTCAATAATGTCCGTACACTCAAGTGAGTGGAAGTGCCTTGCCCCCATTAGTTTGGGGTGATGATATAGTCTGATCTGCATGGAAACATGTAGGAGAGTTAGGAGTTACTATGAAGAATCGTGAAGGTTATTATGTAGGCGAATTTGACCGCGAGTGTACAAACTGTGGTATCATTTTCCTTAAGCCGAGTAAGACCGTAACCTTGTGCAACGATTGTAACTCCAACCGTGTTAAAGGTGAGAGTGCAGAGAAGAAGATGCTCCGCCGAGCCAAACAGAGAGCCAAAGATAAAGGCATAGAGTTTAACCTAACATTGGATGATGTAGATATACCTACAAACTGTCCTATCTTAGGCATTGAACTAAAGATGCACAAAGGTCGCTCTGGTGGCAACCCCAATAGTCCCGCCCTTGATCGGGTAGACAATGACAAAGGTTACGTCAAAGGTAACGTAATGGTTATGAGTCACTTGGCAAATATGATGAAATCTTCGGCTACCACAGAAGACTTGATTCGCTTTGCAAATTGGGTTATTGAAACACACGGAAACTCCGCTAGTGAAGTAACGAACGCTGGTGAACATAAATGAACTTAACAGAGGTAGTCATTCGTGCTACAGACACACTTGAAGACCTTGGGCGAAAGGTTCGACTTGCTACAATCTTGGGGACCATCCAAAGCACGTACACTCACTTCCCATACTTGAGGAAGATTTGGCAGAAGAACACAGAAGAAGAGCGGTTGCTAGGGGTATCGCTCACAGGTATCATGGACAACCCATTGATGACTACAAAGAACAACGGATTGGAGAAAACACTTGATCACCTTCGCAATGTCGCTGTGGATACTAATGCTGTGTGGGCTTCTCGTTTGGGGATTGAACGGTCTACTGCAATTACTTGCGTTAAGCCATCAGGTACAGTTAGTCAGCTTGTGGATTCTGCTAGTGGTATTCATACGCGCCATAGTCCTTACTACATCCGCACAGTAAGAGGGGACAACAAAGACCCTTTGACACAACTGATGATTGACCAAGGGGTGCCTAATGAACCCTGTGTCATGAAGCCTGAGCAAACAACAGTCTTTAGCTTTCCTATCAAGTCCCCGGATATGTGTGTCACTCGTGATGATATGACAGCCGTAGAACAGCTTGAGACGTGGCTGATGTATCAACGTAATTGGTGTGAGCATAAGCCTTCTGTGACTGTCTCAGTTAAGGATGATGAGTGGTTCGAGGTAGGTGCCTTTGTGTACAAACACTTCGATGAGATGAGTGGTGTATCCTTCTTGCCTCACGATGGTGGTAGCTACCAACAAGCACCCTACCAAGAGGTTGATGCAAAGCAATACCAAGAGTTGCTAGGCACGATGCCTAAGAATATTGACTGGTCCAAGTTGAGTGAGTATGAGATGGAGGACAACACCTCAGGTATGCAAACTATGGCTTGCTCCGGTGATGTGTGTGAGATCGTTGACCTAACCTAAACCTACAGCACCTAAGCATGTGCCTAAACTGCTTACTTAAATCAAATGGAAGGTAAAATATGTGGGTTATCATTGCACAAAACGGTTGTAGTTATTGCGATAAGGCTAAGGAACTGTTGCTGGAAAAGGAGCAAGTCTACTTCACCTATAACCTAAGGCATGGCAGCAATAAATGGATACTAGCCCTTATGAAGAAGGCTAACCTAACAACCGTACCTCAAGTATTCGCCCCTGATGGCTCTCTAGTAGGGGGTTACACAGAACTCAAAGAACTCCTTACAGAAGGTCCACTATAATGGTTCAGCAAGCACCCAAGCCTAAAGCCCGACGCGTTAGAACAAAGCATGATGAGAAGAAGCAACCCATTCATCTAGTACCTAAGAATGAAAAGCAACAAGAGTACCTCGATGCACTGAAGTCTTCTGACCAAGTTATCGTCTTTGGGCCAGCAGGTACAGGCAAGACCTATTGTGTGGCTACCTTTGCAGCTAACCAGTACCACCTAAAGAATGTTAACAAGATCGTTATTACTAGACCTCATGTTGCTGTAGGTAGGGACATAGGTTACCTCCCCGGTACGCTAGAGGAAAAGTCTGCACCTTGGGCTTTACCTGTAATAGACATACTTGAGAGGCACCTCACCAAAGGTGTTGTAGAGACTGCACTAAAGAATGGTAACATCGAGGTAGCACCCTTGGCTCTTATGCGAGGGCGTTCCTTTGAGGACACCTTCGTTATCGTAGACGAGACACAGAACATAACCCTACCTGAAGTTAAGATGCTAGTCACACGTATTGGCCAAGGTTCTAAACTCGTTCTCAATGGGGACATCCAACAGAGCGACCTTAAGGAAGCCGATGGGTTGTCTAAGATCACCCACTACGCTAAGAAACATATGTTGCCTATTCCTATCATTGAGTTCGGAGTGGATGACATCATCCGTAGTGATATTTGTAGGCAGTGGATCAAGGTGTTTGTAGAGGAAGGCGTTTAAGAATAAATTTCTTGACAAAGGGTTGTAACGTAGGTTAGTACCCCTATATCCTAAACAGAAGTAAGGAAGAGGATAACATGAGTAAGTTTAAATACAAGATCGGGGATGAGGTTATCATCGTAGCCAACACTAGTGGCCATAACTACCGAACGGGGGATGTTGTAGCTATTGTAGGTAGGGGTACAACTTTTGATTGGGAAGTGAAAAGACCTCATGACTATTGTAGTTGGTATTTAGATGAAAGCGAGATAACAGGTATTATGTCACCCGATGAAGAAGTAGAGAACATCTTTACATCACTACAAGATGCTGTAGGTATGGCTGACCCCGAGAGTGGGCCTATTAGGTACGACAATGTAAGTAAGCCTGCTCACTACAACCACGGTGGTATTGAATGTATCGACTACATTAGGCAGGTACTTGGTAAGGAAGGCTTTGTGGCGTACTGTCGTGGAAATTTGGTTAAGTACAACCATAGAGCGATGTATAAAGGAAATCCTGTAGAAGACCTTGAAAAAGCTGAACAGTACCTTAAATGGGCTAATGAAACACTGAAGGAGATTCACAAATGAGTATCGTTAAAGCAATCCTAGTAACTTTGGCCCTTTGGGCTACACCAGTCTTTGCTCAAGAGGTTAAGGGTGCAGAAGACCCTTGTCTCACGCTTGGGGTTATCTCAACTACAGTCATGGAGGCTCGACAGCGAGGGGTCAGCCTTGGTGATATTATGACAGCCGCACAAGGGAATGACATCCTTCAGGCTATTACCCTTGCTGCCTATCAGGTGCCACGGTTTACTACTGAGGAATACCAACAACAGGCTATTGCAGACTTTGGTAATGAGATCATGTTGGCTTGCTATGAGGGGGTGGAGTAATGGAAGACCTTACAAAGATTGAAAAACCCTTTGGGTTGTTGAGTCGTCCTGTACAAGACAGCTTGGTAAATCACTTCTATCGTGGTGGGGAGATTGAGTCCTATGCTCAAGGTGGGTGGAGGGTCCATTCCGAGCCTTCATGGGTCAGCTTCATTACCTACCGTGCTAAGCCTGTACCTGCCCCAACACATGATACAATAGATTGGTCCTCTATCAAGCCTGAGTGGAAATACGCAGCAAGGGATGAAGACGGAAATGTATACGTGTACCAAGTCATTCCTTCAGCCAAATACACGAGTTGGGTTGGGTGGTCACATGACGACGGCCTTGGAATTAACCCTCGGCTTTTAAACATCCACACACGCGGTACATGCGACTGGAAAGATAGTTTGATTAAGCGCCCAGATACAGGGGAGTAGAGTAGTGTTTGTAGTCAGCGAGACTATGATTATCTTAGCTGGGGTACTACTTGGGTTGTTCACCGCACTTAAACTACTAGGGGTCATCCTCTGGTCTTGGTGGTGGGTAGTCTCACCCTTATGGGGTCTTATCATTCTTGGGGTGTTCTACTCTATCGTAGCCATTATTGTAACGTATGAAGCTTTCAAGAGATGGTAAGCTAAACAACTTTGTGTACACCCCCTCTGGGGTGACTGACGATCTCAGAGGGGAGTACCCAAGATGACCAAAGAGACGAAGAAGTGTACTAAGTGTGGTGAGGTTAAGGGGCTTGAGTGCTTTAATAAGAGCAAAAATGCGCGTGACGGGCTTCAGAGTCAGTGTAAGGTGTGCAAGAAAGAGTACCAGCGAGAGAACAAAGAGCGCGCGAGAGAGTACAAGAGAAAGTGGAGGGACAAGAATAAAGAGTACCTTAAAGAGTACCTACAAGCGAATAAAGAGTACAAGAAAGAATACGATAGAAAGTACCGCAAAGAGAATATAGAGCGCATAAAAGAGTACGAGAAAGAGCGGTCTGGAAAGTGGAGGAAAGAGAACCCAGACAAAAATAGGGCAAAGAGCGCCAAAAGAAGGTCAAGGAAACTTAGGGCTACACCAGAATGGCTCACAGAAGAGCAAGACCTTCAGATCAAACTCATATACGAAGAGGCAATAGAACTTGAGAAAGCCGATGGCATCAAACGTCATGTAGATCACATTGTCCCATTACAAGGCAAAAACGTCTGTGGTCTTCATGTGCCGTGGAACCTACAAATCCTTACGGCGGAACAAAACCTCCGCAAGAGTAACAAACACTGAGTTAAAACGCAAAAAGCCCTAGTGATTCCTTGAGTGGAGTCACTAGGGCTTTTTCTTTTGTGGGTAGTGTTATTTACGTTTAAACCAGTCTCTCACTACTCTACTCATCTCATTAGGGCTAGGCAGTACCCAACCTAACAGCAGCAAGATAATAAGGAGAGGGTCAACTGTAGTGGTCTTGTTGTTGGTGGTAGACTGATCGATAGTCTCAACCCTTGAGTTGGGTCTTACGGACACACTAGGGGCTTCTGTCTTGATGTTGACACCCTGATTGTTCTCAGCACCAGCTTGTACATTGGCA